TAAGTCACGTGCTCTGAAAGCTGAGTACAGCCTAGAACTGGCTCAGGACCTCAAGGCAATCCACGGTCTGAATGCTGAAGCGGAATTAGCAAACATTCTCTCAACTGAGATTCTTGCTGAAATCAACCGCGAAGTTAACAGAACCATCTATAAGGTTGCTGAACCAGGTGCTCAGGTTAACACCGCTACTGCTGGTACTTTTGACCTCGACGTTGACTCCAACGGTCGTTGGTCGGTTGAGAAGTTCAAGGGTCTGATCTTCCAGATCGAGCGTGATGCAAACGCTATCGCCCAGAGAACTCGTAGAGGAAAGGGTAACATGATCCTCTGCTCTGCTGACGTTGCTTCGGCACTCACCATGGCAGGTGTTCTTGATTACACCCCTGCTCTCAACGCTAACCTCCAAGTCGATGATACTGGCAACACCTTCGCTGGTGTTCTCCAAGGTAAGTATCGTGTATATATTGACCCATATTCGGCAAACGTTGCTGCAAACCAGTTCTACGTTGTCGGTTATAAGGGTTCCAGCCCATATGACGCTGGTCTCTTCTATTGCCCATATGTTCCTCTCCAAATGGTACGTGCCGTTGGTGAGAACAGCTTCCAGCCTAAGATTGGATTTAAGACCCGTTATGGTGTTGTTGCTAACCCATTCGCCAATAACGGTGCTCTTTCTTCTGGTACTGCTGCTGGAACCAGTGCTCTTACTGCTAACGCAAACCGTTACTACAGAAGAGTACGTGTTACCAACCTTATGTGATCTCGATTCACATATCTCTCAAGACCCCCGCAAGGGGGTCTTTTTTTATCTAAATAAAAATAAAACTCATGGCAACTGCTTTTGGTAAACAAATTGGAAATAGAAATTTCTTATCTCCAGTTGGTTTTAAATTCACTCTCGCAAAAGAACCAAAGGTTGCCTTTTTTTGCAATTCACTTAGAATACCTGAGATCTCTTTAGGAACTGCCATACAACCAAGTTACCTAAAAGATATTGATGTTCCTGGTGACAAACTAACCTATGGTGATTTTTCTCTAAGATTTTTAGTTGATGAAAATCTTGAGAACTACATGGCAATTCATAATTGGTTAACTGGTCTTGGATATCCAGAAACAACTAAACAATATAAAGATTTTATTGTAGAAGATAATATTTCAAATCCACTAAATGCTTTTAGTGATGGTAGTGTATACATTTTAAATAGTAATTATAATACTACAGCAATCGTAAAATTTAAAGATCTATTCCCAGTTTTTCTAAGTTCTCTGGAATTTGAAGCAAGTGATACAGATATCAACTACTTTACAGCAGAGGTCACTTTCAAGTATACTGTCTATAATATCCTGAATAAAAACGGACAACCTTTATGAATCTTGATGAAATTCAGGAAATGTGGCAGAGAGATTCTGTTATCGATCCTGATAATTTACATGATGAATCTTTAAAAATCCCACAACTTCACTCTAAGTATTATACGGTCTATAATACTATCACTCTGTTACGTGAAAAAGCAAGAGAAACTTACAACAGAGTTAAACTTGAAAGGTATAACTACTACACTGGAAAGGCACCTATAGAGGTTTATGAAGAAGAACCGTTTCCCTATAAAATTAGAGATAAAGAAGCACTACAGAGGCATATGGATGCCGATGAGAGACTGAATAAAATAGATCTTAAAATTAGATATTATGACATTATGCTCAAGTTTCTTGAGGAAGTTATTAAGACTATTTCCAATAGAACCTTCCAAATTAAAAATGCAATAGAGTGGCATCGTTTCCAGGCAGGTTTCAATTGAGACAATAAATACTCATAAGTATTATTATGAGTAAATGTCTCATTTGATTATTTCAAAAAAGAATGAGGTTTATCTTCAGGTAAAGGCAGAACCTCACGTCTATTACGAACTTGCAGATCAGTTTACGTTTGACGTGCCTGGTGCAAAGTTTATGCCCCAGTTTCGTAATAGACATTGGGATGGAAAAATAAGACTATTCAATACTCAAAACGGTGAAATATACGTTGGACTATTAGATAAACTTATAAGATTTTGTGAACAACATAATTATACTTATGAGTTTGTAAATAACAAATATTATGGTCTACCTTTTGAAGTCAATGAGATGATTTCAAAAGAAGGTGTAAAAGACTATATGACTTCTATTTGCAAGTATGCTCCCCGTGAATACCAAGTTGAGGGAGTATACGACGCTTTACGACATAATCGAAAGTTGCTGATATCTCCAACTGCTTCTGGAAAGTCGTTGATGATATATTCAATTGTCCGATATTACGTTGAGAAAGGACAAAATACTCTGATAGTCGTTCCGACGACATCCCTTGTAGAGCAGATGTATAAAGACTTTGCAGATTATGGGTGGGATGTGGGTTCATATTGCCACAAGATATACGCAGGTAAAGAAAGAGAAACTGACTCTCAGGTGATCATTACGACCTGGCAGTCCATCTACAAACTTCCCCGACAATATTTCTCAAGATTTAATGTGGTCGTTGGAGATGAAGCACACCAGTTTAAATCAAAGTCATTAGTATCTATAATGACAAAACTTTCTGATGCTAAATTTCGTTACGGTTTTACAGGAACCCTAGATGGAACTCAGACGCATAAGTGGGTTCTAGAAGGTTTATTCGGTCCTTCCTATAAGATTATTCGTACAGATGAACTGATGAAGAAGGGGCATGTTGCTACTTTAGATATTAATATACTTCTATTGAAACACCCACCGAATAAGTTTGAAACTTTTGAAGATGAAGTTCAATACATTATTAATCACGAAAAACGTAATAAGTTTATTCGCAATCTTGCTCTAGATCTCAAAGGAAATACACTGATTCTTTTCTCTAGAGTCGAAGGTCATGGACAACCTTTATATGAGTTAATAAATAATAGCATCACTGAAGATCGTCATGTCTTCTTTGTACACGGCGGTGTTGATACGGAAGACCGAGAAAAGGTTAGAGAAATTACAGAAAAAGAAAATAACGCTATTATCGTTGCTTCTTACGGAACCTTTTCTACTGGTATTAACATTAAAAATCTACACAACGTTATCTTTGCTTCACCTAGTAAATCAAGAATCAGAAATCTACAATCAATCGGTAGAGTTCTAAGAAAAGGAGACAATAAAACAAAGGCAACTCTATACGACATTGCCGATGATATCAGTTATAAATCAAGAAAAAATTATACTCTCAATCATCTAATAGAAAGAATCAAAGTTTATAACGAAGAAAACTTTAACTATGATATTGTAAACATACCACTCAAAAACTAATGGGAGAAGAGTTTTACGCAATTATTAAACTAGTATCGGGTGAGGAAATTCTATCATTAGTTATGGTAGATGAAAATGATGGTGATCCTGTCATTGTTCTTCAAAATCCAATCACTATGAAAGCATTTACCAATCAACATGGAACACATCTTAAAGTTAAACCATGGATTGAAATGTCAAGTGATGATTTCTTTATGATTAAACTTGATAAAATTATTACAATGACCGAAACCAAAGATAAAAGATTAATTAATATCTACAATGATTATGTTGAGGATGAAGATACAATTGATGTTTATAATCCTTCTGGTAAGGTAAAACCATCAACAAAAATGGGTTATATCTCTTCCGTTGAAGATGCTCGCAAGAAACTTGAGAGAATCTTTAAAGGTCTTAAAGAAAGCTAGATTCTCATCTTCAACGGAGACAAACCTAGTCTACTGATAATTTCATATCTTGTCAAGCCTCTATAACTGTGTTATGATTATGTTTTCAAATACTCATATCGATTATGTTTGATTTTAATGAAGAAAAAATAAAAAAAATAAGCATGTCTTATGCTTATGATCTTTGTAAACCAACAAATAATCATTTGTGTAGATTATTATTGGAAGAGCAGGGTGAACCTTACAAACTTTATGCACATATAAGTAGTCAACTTAATAATATTACAATACTTGATGTTGGTACATATAATGGCAATTCAGCTCTTGCTTTTTCTTATAATGAAACTAATAATATTATAAGTTATGATATTGTTGAAAATGGAGCATCAAGTATATCAAGAAAAAATATCACATGGAAAATTAAAGATTTTCGTGATGATGATTCAATTAATTTTGATGAAGTTTCTATTATTTTAATTGATGTAGATCCTCATGATGGAATCCAAGAAATTGAAATGATCAAATACCTTAAGGATAAAAAATGGTCAGGTGTCTTACTCTTAGATGATATTCATCATAATAATGGAATGGAAAATTTTTGGAAATATTTTCCTGAAGAAGTAAAAACAGATCTAACTCATATTGGACATTATTCTGGTACAGGAATGGTAATGTTTAGTTGATATGAAGTAATATTGTGCTATAATAAACAAAAGATATTATAAATGAGTCCAATGCTATGCCCAAGAAGAAAACAGAACATTATGTAAATAATAAGGAATTATTAGAAGCACTGATTGTTTATCGGACGAAGGTTGCTGCTGCCAAAGAGGCAGGTCTTCCGAAACCCCGTATTACAAATTACTTGGGAGAGTGCTTTTTAAAAATTGCGACTCATTTATCATACAAACCAAACTTTGTGAATTATATGTTCCGTGAGGATATGATCTCTGACGGAATTGAAAACTGTGTTCAGTACATTCACAATTTTGATCCAGAGAAATCAAAGAACCCTTTTGCCTATTTTACTCAGATTATTCACTACGCATTTCTGAGGAGAATCCAAAAGGAAAAGAAACAATTGGATATTAAGACAAAGATTATCGAACGCACTGGATTTGATGAGGTGATGATGGTTGACGATAGC